GCCAAGAAGCCGGGGCGCGTGATCGTCACCGGCTCGACGTACGACAACAAGGCGAACCTGCCCGACAGCTTCTTCGACCAGCTGGCGCAGTACGAGGGTACGACGCTGGGCCGTCAAGAGCTATACGGCGAGCTGATCGACCCGGAAGAGAGCGGCATCGTCAAGCGCAGCCAGTTCAGGCTGTGGGCGCACGACAAGCCGCTGCCGCGCTTCGACCTCGTGGTCATGTCGCTCGACACGGCGTTCACCGAGAAGACCATGGACAAGCGCAGCGGCGACCCCGACCCGACGGCGTGCAGCGTGTGGGGTGTGTTCTTCCACGAGAAACGCAACAACGTCATGCTGTTGGACTGCTGGGAGGAGCACCTCGGCCTGCCGGATCTGATCCGCAAGGTGCGTCGGGAGTTGAGCGTTTCATACGGCGACGACGACGACACGGCCGTGATCAAGCCCCTGTTCGGCAGCAGCAAGCCGTTGACGTCGGGGCGCAAGCCCGACATCCTGCTGATCGAGGACAAGGGCAGCGGCATCTCGCTGCGCCAGATGCTCGAGCGCGAGGGCATCGAGGCGTACGCCTACAACCCGGGCCGCGCCGACAAGCTGACCCGCCTGCACATCGTCTCGCCGATCTTCGCACGCAAGATGGTCTGGCTGCCCGAGAGCGCCAAGCACCCCGGGCGCCCACGCAACTGGGTCGATCCGCTGCTGCACCAGTTGTGCAGCTACACCGGCCCCGGCAGCATCAAGCACGACGACTACGTCGACTCGACTTCGCAGGCGCTCAGGCTGATGATGGACAAACGCCTACTGGATGCGGTACAAGCCAAAAAAGACGAGCCGTCTGGGCCCCCGCCCAAACCGGTTAGCAATCCGTACGCTGTTTAAGGAGCGGGCATGGAAGACGATGACGATCTGCCCGAGACCGAAATGGTTGATCTGGGCGAGGCTGACGAGGAGGACGTGATCGACACGCCCGACGGCGGCGCCATCGTCCGGCTGGACGACGGTGACGACCTCGCCCCGCGCTCCGACGACTTCCTCGCCAACTTGGCCGAGGAGATGCCCGAGAGCGAGCTTCAGTCGCTGGCGCAGACGTACCTCGACCTGATCAGCAAAGACAAGGAAGCGCGCAAGAAACGCGACGAGCAGTACGAAGAGGGCCTGCGCCGCACCGGTCTGGGCGACGACGCGCCCGGCGGCGCGCTGTTCAATGGCGCCACCAAGGTGGTGCACCCGATGCTGACCGAGGCCTGCGTCGACTTCGCCTCGCGCGCCATCAAGGAGTTGTTCCCGCCGCAGGGCCCCGTCAAGGACTTCATCCCCGGCGAGCCGGACGGCGTCAAGGTCAAGAAGGCTAAGCGCAAGACGGCCTTCATGAACTGGCAGCTGACCGTGCAGTCCAGCGAGTTCCGCGCCGAGCTGGAGCAACTGCTCACGCAGGTGCCGCTGGGCGGCGCGCAGTACATGAAGGTGACGTGGAACGAGGCGCGCAACCGCCCCGACTTCCTGTTCGTCGCCATCGACGATCTGCACCTGCCGTTTGCCGCAACCAACTTCTACACGGCGCAGCGCAAGACGCACGTGCAGTACCTGACGGCCGTGGACTACCAGCGCCGCGTCAAGAGCGGCATGTACCGCGACGTTGACCTCGGGCCGGTCAGCATGGAGCCCGACTACAGCGTCGCCGAGAAAGCCAACAACAAGATCGAGGGCCGCGAAGAGACTTCCTACAACGAGGACGGCCTGCGCACGATCTTTGAGGTGTACACCATCGCCGCCATTGAGGGCGATGAGGCGCTGCCGTACATCGTCAGCATCGACAAGCCGAGCGGCAAGGTGCTGAGCATCTACCGCAACTGGGACGAGATCGACAAAGCGCAGGAAGAGCTGCAGTGGTTCGTCGAGTTCCCGTTCGTGCCGTGGCGCGGCGCGTACCCCATCGGCCTGCCGCACATGGTCGGCGGTCTGGCGGCAGCGTCGACGGGCGCCCTGCGCGCCCTGCTCGACAGCGCGCACATCAGCAACAGCCAGACGATGCTCAAGCTCAAGGGCGGCAGCAAGGGCGGGCAGAGCCTCGAGATCCAGCCGACGCAGGTGATGGAGATCGAGGGCGGCATGGCGGCGGACGACATCCGCAAGCTCATCATGCCGCTGCCCTACAACCCGCCGTCCGCGGTTCTGTTTCAGTTGCTTGGCTTCCTAATCGACGCGGGCAAGGGCGTCATCCGCACGACCATCGACGATGTGGCCGACGGCAACCCGAACGCGCCGGTCGGCACGACGCTCGCCAAGATCGAGCAGGGCATGGTCGTGTTCAGCGCCATCCACGCGCGCCTGCACAACGCCATGGCCAAGCTGCTGGGCATCCTGCACCGCCTCAACGCCATGTACCTCGACGACGAGGACACGGACGCCGAGATCGGCGAGGAGCTGGCCACGCGCGCCGACTTCGAGGGCCCGCTCGACGTGGTGCCGGTCAGCGACCCGAACATCTTTAGCGAGGCGCAGCGCTTTGCGCAGGTGCAGGCGGTGGCGCAGCGCGCGGCCGCGATGCCGCAGCTGTACAACCAGCGCAAGGTCGAGGAGCGCATCCTCGAGACGCTCAAGATCCCCAACGCCAAGGAGTTGCTCAACCCGGCGATGGAGCCGAGGGAGCAGAACGCCGTCAACGAGAACGTGGCGGCGACCATGGGCCGCGCGATTGTCGCCTTCCCCGAGCAGGACCACATCGCCCACCTCAAGACGCACCTCGCCTACCTGATGTCGCCGGCGCTGGGCATGAGCCCGCTCATTGCGCCGGCCTTCATTCCGGCCATCCTGAACCATATCAAGGAGCACATCGCGATGTGGTACGCCGCGAGCGTGTTCGATCTGGGCACCGAGGCAACGGGCGGCGTGGATCTGGGCGACCTGCTCAAGCAGCTGAAGACCCCCGACGACAAGCGCGCCTTCGACGGCATGCTGGCCGAGGCCTCGCAGACTGTGGCACAGACGGCGGGCAGCGTGTTCGCGTCGCTGCCGCCCGTCATCCAGCAGGCGCAGCAGGTCATGCAGTCGTTCGCGCCGCAGCCGCCCGTCGATCCGAGCGTGCAGCTGGCTCAGGCGCAGCTGCAGGCGCAGGCCCAGCGTGACGCGCAGCGTGCGCAGATTGACGCACAGCGCCTGCAGCTCACAGCCGCGCAGACCCAGCAGAAGGCGCAGATCGATGCAGCCAAGCTGCAGCAGGGCGCCGCCGCCGACCAGCAGCGCGCCCAGCTCGACGTGGCGCAGATGCAGCTCGACGCGCAGCAGGAGCAGGCGCGTATAGCGCTGGCGCAGCAGGTCGAGCAGCAGGAGACAGAGCGCAAGCTGGCTGAGATGCAGGTGCGTCAGGCGATGAACACGCAGGACAACCTGACGGCCATGGAACTGGCGCAACTCGAAGTCGAGACGGGCGAGCGCTTCAGCGTCAGCACCGGCACCGGCATCAACCCGTAAGGAGAGTGACGATGAAGAGTGACACCAAGGGTAAGCCGGTCAGCGGCGACGCCATCCCGATGCACAAGCGTCTGGCAATGGGCGAAGCTGTTGAGACCGGCGCTGGCAAGGGCGCACTGGGCGGCAAGAACTCGCCGAAGACGCCTGCATGAGAATTGAGGTTCTGCTGCAGCGTCTGGAGCAATCGCAGGCCGATTTGGCACGCGATGCGCTGGAGCAGCCTCAAGGCCGCGACACGTTCGAGTACGGGCGTGTCGTCGGCATTTACGCCGGTCTTGAGCTTGCCAAGACTGTGTTGCTAGACACGGTCGCGGAGAAAGAGCGAAAAGACTTTAATCTCTAACCCCTTGAGCGGAGGAGCACCCGTGCAAGACTACGTCATGAACAAAGTGCAGTTTGAATATTCCGGCATCGACGAGGCATTCCCGCCTATCGACCCCGGCGTGAAGCCCTTCGGCAGCCGCGTGCTGTGCCAGATCCGTCTGGCCAAGAAGAAGACGAAGGGTGGCATCATCCTGACTGGCGACACCAAGGACACCGAGATCTGGAACACGCAGGTGGCCCGCGTTGTGGCCGTTGGGGATCTGGCATTCAGGAACCGCAACACGCAAGAGCC